GCTGCCCGGCGACAGCACATATCTCTTGTCCCTCCTCAGGGCGGCAAAATCAAACCTGGGTAGGCAGGGGGTTGAGGAGAGCGGAGACGAAGACTATTTGCAGCTTGTGGTAGGGACCGCTGCCTGGATGTACCGGAAGCGGATCAACGGGGAGTCTGAGCCCATCTACCTGAAAAGGATGCGTCACGATCTGCTCATATCTCAGAAAATGAGGGGTGAGGAAAATGCTCCATGACTCCGGGATCGTGACTATCTACAGGGTATCCGTGGATGAGAATGGCCCGCCGCCCAAAGTGGAAAAGCTCGTGAAGAGATCTACTCATTATTTTGGAGAAATGACAGTCGGAATCCAGAGGTATTATGAAGCGGCAAAGGTGGGCCAGCAAATCGACCTCCTTATCGAGATATGGAGAGACCCAAACATTAAAACTCGGGATATTGCCCAAATAGAAGACCGATTTTATTTCATTCGGCAAATCACCCCAACAAAAGATGAAGATGGGATTTTGGTCACGCGGCTCTCACTTGAGGAGGATGACTCCGGGACCTGGAGTGCAAAGCTATGAGTATAAAACCAGATCAACTCGTTTCCGTTATCATGGGCACTCTTTCGGATTATGAAGATGAGATCTCGGAGGGCGTCAAAAAGGACATCGAAAAGGCCGGGAAGGAAGCCCTGAAAGAAGTAAAAGCAAGGTCTCCTCAGAAGACTGGGCGGTACAAGAAAGGATGGAGGATGGGAAAGAGAAGAAATGGAACATCCTCAAAAAGCAGCGGGGTCGTGATCTACAATAAAACGGATTACCAGCTGACACATCTCCTTGAACACGGCCATCAGAAAGCGAACGGAGGAAGGGTAGAAGGGAAACCACACATCAGGCCGGCCGAAAAAGCGGCTGAAAAGATGTTAGTCAGGGATATCACAAACACGATAAGGGGGGCCTCGGTCTGATGAATTATCAAGAGCTGGATGAAATTCTGAAAGAGACTGGGGTCCCCTTTACATTCCACCACTGGGAGAATCCTGGTCCACCGCCCTACGGGGTATATCTTGATGATTACACAGAAAACTTTGCTGCGGATAACATCTCCTATTTCGAGATATCTCACTGCAATGTGGAGCTCTACACAAGGCAAAGGGACCCTGAGATTGAGAAGAAAATTGAAAAAACGCTGAATAAGCACGAGATATACTGGGACAGAATGTGTTCCTATATCGAGAGCGAAAGCCTGTATCAGACAACATACGAAATTGAGGTGTAATTATGGCATCCAACAAGGTTAAATTTGGACTGAAAAATGTCCACTATGCGCTCCTGACTGACGATGATGGCACCATCACATATGAAACACCGGTCCCCATTCCCGGCGCGGTGAGCATGTCTCTCGCCCCCCAGGGTGAAACAAATACATTCTATGCGGACAATATCGCCTATTATGTATCGACAGCCAACAACGGGTATCAGGGGGACTTGGAGATCGCGGTGATTCCCGACTCTTTCCGCAAGGACGTGTTGGGAGAAACAGAGGACGAAACCTCCAAAGTCCTGATTGAGAACGCAAGCGCGGAGGCAAAGCCCTTTGCTCTGCTCTATCAGTTTGAAGGAGACCAGAAAGCCAGCCTGCGGGTCCTGTACAACTGCTCTGCCGCCCGCCCCAATGAGGACGGGTCTACGATCAGCGAGACAAAGACCCCCAGCACGGAAACGCTGTCCATCACCGCTTCCCCGCTGGCGGATGGAAAAGTCAAGGCAAAGACCACAGACACCACGACTGAAACTGTGATCCAGAATTGGTTCAAGTCTGTCTGGCAGCCTAATGTCGGGGTGTAAGGATGGAAACTGAAATTCTGATTGACGGGAAAAAGGTCAAGTTTCGAGCGACTGCCGCAGTCCCCCGGCTGTACCGTATCAAATTCAGGCGGGATATCATTCAGGATATGAAGGTCGTGCAAAAGGCCCTGGAACGGAAAGACCGAGACGCTGAAAACATTCCCCCGGAGGCTCTGCAACTGTTTGAAGACATGTCCTATATCATGGCAAAACATGCAGGGAAAGATGAAGTCCCGGAGTCACCAGATGAGTGGCTGGATGGCTTTAATACATTCTCGATTTATCAAATCTTTCCTGTGATCCGCTCTTTGTGGGAAGGAAATGTAGAGTCTCTGGCAGAAGCTAAAAAAAAACTAGAGCAGTAGACCGGGAAATCACAACCCCGCTTTTGATGCTCAGGGCGGTCCAGCTTGGAATATCTATTCGAGACCTAGACCTTCTCACTATCGGAATGATAAATGATATGTTTGTAGAGGCGGAAAACGACAAGCTGGACCACCCTGTCATTGCAACACAAGAGGATATGGACCGCTTTTAGGAGGCACAAATGGCCAACAATATTCGGGGCATTACAATTGAAATCGGTGGAGATACCACAAAGCTGGATAAAGCTCTGTCTGGGACCAACAAAAAGCTGAACGAGACCCAGAAGGACTTAAAAGCGGTCGAAAAGGCATTGAAGATGGACCCGGGAAACACCGAGCTTTTGGAGCAGAAACAGAGATTGCTTGCAAATGCCGTAGAAGCGACCGGGGAAAAATTAAACACACTGAGAGAGGCCGCAAAGAGTGCGGATGAAGCGCTGGCGCGTGGTCAGGCGTATGAGGCAAAATACGCTCCGCTGAAACAGGAAATTGACGAAGTATCCGCATCCCTTAAAGGTTTGCAGGCAAACCAAGAGCAGATGTCCAGAGATCTTGCGTCCGGGAAGATATCAACTGAGACCTATAACAATTTTCGGAAAACCATTTACGAGACAACGCAAACCCTAAACGGCCTAAAGGAAAAGCAAAAAGAGGTCGAAGCAGAATTTTCAGGCGCAAAGATGAACCAGCGTCAATATGACGCCTTACAGAGAGAATTGGCCGAAACAGCAAAGGAGTTCGAAGATGCTGAAGAGGCTGCCGATAAATTCAATGTAACCACCGGAAAACTGAGTGCAGGAACAGGGAAGATCGCTGAAGGCGCACGGAAGGTACAGGAAGCAACAAGAGGAATATCAACGGCAGCAGCCGGAGTGCTGACCGCTGCCGCGGCAACAGTTCCGGCAACAGAAGAATTGAGAACATCCCTGTCCATGCTAGAAAATAATGCCCGTCAAGCTGGAGTTGGGGTGGACGCCACAAAAAAGGCTTTTGAAGACCTCTATGTAGTATCCGGTGAAACAGACAGCAGTGTGGAGGCCGTCTCCAACCTCCTCCAGTCTGGATTTACTGAGAGCAATCTTCAAAAAGCTGTGGAGGGGCTTGCGAATGCTGCCACCACATTCCCAGACACAATTAAAATCGAAAGCCTTGCTGACAGCTTGCAGGAAACGATTGCAACAGGGAGCGCAACCGGGCAGTTCGCAGAACTACTGGACCGAATGGGAATTGGAGCAGAAAACTTTTCGGAAAGCCTTGCCCTCTGCACAGATCAGACACAGAAGCAACAGCTTGCGCTTTCTGTCCTTGTTGATGGGCCACTGCATGGCGCATATGAAGGATGGAAGCAAAATAATGAGAGTCTTACGGAAAATAGAGAGGCAACTATTAGATTTCAGCAGGCAATGGCGGACTTAGCCGAGACAATATTGCCAGCAATCACAAGCATTACAGATTTAATGTCGGAATTGCTTGATTGGTTCAATAGCCTCCCTAAAGGCGTACAGGCTTCGATAGGAGTGGTTTTGCTTTTCGTGGCAGCGATTAGCCCAATTGCTGGGTTAATTGCAAATATTGCAATTATGACCGGTATTGCAGGGGGGGCAATGACATCCTTTCTCCCAATAATTTTGGCCGTAACAGCAGCACTTATTGCATTAGCGGTCATCATCGCCACCATAACAGGGAAAAGCGAGGAAATGAATAGGTCCCTAAACTCTGTTGGACGAGGCAGTGGTTTTGGTGGAAGGTCCCTGACCCTATCAACCGAAGATGTGCCGCACCTTGCCAGCGGTGGTGTAGCTAAGAAGAACAGCCCGTTTTTAGCTGTAGTGGGAGACAATACACAAGAGGACGAGATCATTGCTCCCTATTCCACAGTCAAACGGGCGGCAACACAGGGAATCTTGGAAAGCGGTGTGCTCAACAGCCAGAGGGGGCCGAAGACCGCGGTCATGGCGCTGGATGGCCGGACCTTTGCCAGATTGGAGACTCCCTATATTTTGGAGGAGTTCAACCGGATCGGCGTCAAATTCCAAAAGTAAGGAGGAGCCTATGGCGCAGCTTATGTGGGTGGTCATGGATGGAGTGACCTATAAAGTGCGGGTGAAATCGAATGAACCATTTGAAGAGTCGTTCCGAATCGAGGATGGCGAAAATAACATGATCCTGCTCAACGGAGAGGAAAGCCGGGATGTCCTCGGGACCTACTATGACCACACCCTATCCATTGAACCGGACCCCCGGTATCTGTCTGATTATGACAGCTTCTACGAAGCGATAAGCGCACCGGTAGACTACCATACGATCACCATGCCGCACGGTCAGACGGATATGACCTACAAGGCTAAAGTGGTGAGCGGGGCCCACAAGCTGCGGGGCAAGTTCAATGGAAAGAGATACTATTATGGTCTCCAAGTTCAATTCCAGCCCCTTGCCCCGCAGCGTGAGCCGGACTGAGGTGGACTATGGCACGAAACAAGATAGTTTATCGGGGAACCACCTATGACCGGCTTGCTGCCGGGACCGTATATCTCTCCAAATCTCTACTGGGGGATGAGCTGGAACCAAATACGCTTTCTGTTACGGTGGAAACGGAGAGCAAGGCACTTTTAAGCTTTGAGATAGACGATCCAGTTACCTATTTTTATCGTGACAATAAGAGAGGCACATTTTACCTCCAAAGCGTTACTCAGGTCGCATGGAACAAGTATGACCTTTACGCTACCGGCGCAATAGGGCTCCTGCTGAAACGGGTACACCGAGGCGGAATATACAGCGGGACATCTGCCGAAAGCCTCCTGTCCAGTATATGTGGGCCCATTCCGTTTCGGATGCAGACAAGATTTTCAAACTCGAAGCTTTACGGCTGGCTCCCGTATGTAAAGCCTCCGGCCAGTTCGGCACGAGACAACTTCATGAAGGTGCTTTTCGCACTTGGAGCAACGGTAACTGAGGACCTTGATGGGGCACTCAAAATAGAGGAGCTGTGGGACGGCGTATCTGGAGATGCGCAAAAAAACAGAATGGGCCAGGGGGCCTCTGTGATCCGCGAGGGAAAGGTCACCAGCGTATCGCTGATCGAGCATCAATGGGTACAAGGAGGAGATCAAACAGATCTTTTTGAAGGGACCGCTGCACAAGGTACAGAAATCGTGTTCGATGAGCCGATGTACAACTTGACGGCCAGCGGATTTTCCATCCTGGAGCGGGGAGCAAATTATGCAAAGCTTTCTGCCGGATCTGGAACCTTAAGGGGGACCGCATATGTCCACAATACGCGGCTGATTGAGACAAAAATATTAAACTCTTCGACCGAAAATGTAATTTCCGTGGAAGACCAGACGCTCATCTCTCTTGTAAATTCGTCCGGAGCGGCCAAAAGACTCGCAAACTACTACAAATGCCTCGAAACAATAGACGCACCCCTTGTCTACAATTTGGAGAACCCTGGGGAGCTTCTGACAACGTATCACCCATTTGACAAGACAAATGTGAGCGCATGCATCAAAACAGAAGAAATTACAATGTCCAACAAGCTAAAGTCTCAGTCCACGCTTCTAGTCGGATTTACCCCCATCAGGCAGGAAGGGAGTGAATCTTACGAATATCATGTGGTTTTGACCGGAAGCGGGACCTTTACCTTCCCGGAAGGAACTACCTCAGCAAGAGCTGTATTGATTGGCGCGGGTGGTGCTGGTTTTGATGGGAGCCCGGGTGGAGATTCGACCGAGACCTGGGAAGACGAAGAGATCAAGACGACCAGGATCAACCTGACTGCCCCCACCACCTCGGCAAGCGACTCCAGCAATGTGAGCAACAGAGGAGCGGGAACGCCCGGGAACGGAGGAGCAGGAGGTGCCGCCGGAACACCGGGAAAGGTGTATGAGGTGACATTCAGCCCAAGTAGTGGGTCCAGGATATCGTATGCGTGTGGAGTCAAAGGCACTTCAAATGGAGCCCTCGGTGGAGCAACTACTTTCGGAAGTTATTCATCGAACAGTGGCAGCACGAGCTCTGCTGGCTATACGGACATCATAAGTGGCATCACATACGCTAAGAGCGGTGACAGCGGAGCAGACGGCGGAAAGGGCGGTTCGGGTGCTGATGGCGAAAGTGTTGGCGGCGTGTCAGGAGGGAAACAGGAGCCTTCTGGCTCGGCAACCAGAAGCGATTCTGATACACAACGCCGCTCAAATATATCTATGGACATTGACGCGACCGCAAATTTCTCCCTTGGAGCCTCCGGCGGAGGCGGGGCTGGAGGAAACTCTGGCAACAATCTCGGAACTCCTGGGGGTGATGCAGAAGTCGGAAGTGTGCGCTTAAGCATCACAACAGGATACATAAACGCATTTGTGTACCCAAACAAGGGGGGAACGGGTGGAGACGGTGCGGATGGGGCTGATGCATCCGTCTATGGATGCTCTGGTTCTGGTGCCGGAGGAGGCGGCGGGGCCGGAGGAGATAGCTCTGCATCTTCAAATGTCTCAGCGCAGTATTACGTCTATAACATCACAATTGAAACTAGAACTGATTTTGCAATCAACAATAATGCTGGCGGTGCCGCTGTTAGAAAAGGCGGAGCCGGTGGAAAAGGTGGAGCTGGCGCGGATGGCTGCATCATCCTGTATTACGGCGTTACGACTCCGATCCAGGACGGCCAGCTCAAGGACAAAAACGGCCTGATGCTGCTGGACAAGTACGGCAGACGGCTTATCGTATAGGAGGGTAGACATGGCAACGATAGACGAACTGAATGCCCAGGTGGCACAGCTCAGGGCGGAAGTGGAGCAGCTGCGGGGGCAGATCGCCAATGCGGGAGTCAATGCTCTGGCCGCGGCTCCCTCCGGCTATTACATGCTCAAATATAGCGGTGAAGAGATAGACACGAAACTAGGCAAGATTTGATGGAGGTGATTGCTGTGCTCTATATGCAGGACTGGCATATTTGTGTCCCGGCAGATTTTTCGCTGGGGTTTGAGGGGGACAACAATGCCGTCACCCTGGAGATCAGCACAGATCTGCCGGAAGGCTGGGACCTGAAGGTCGATGTGGCAAAAGAGTCTGAGAAAAACATCATCCAGCTCAACCGCAGAGATAACGTCTACTATGCACTCCTCACCTCCTCCATGCTGGCGGATGATGGGGTCTACGAGATGCAGGTGCGTGGGACATTGGGAGATCAGGTCCGGCACAGCAATATTTTCCTATCCCATGTGCATAACTCCATCAACGCCACAGACTCCTTCCCCCCTCCCCTGCCCTCTGAATTTGAGCAAATGGAGGACAGGCTCACCAGCATCAACAACAATCCGCCCCAGCCCGGCGAGAATGGATACTGGCTGATCTGGGACCCTGATGATATGGAGTACAAGGAGTCTGATATCCCTCTCCCCGCGGAAGGCGGGACTGTTGGGACCACGGATTACAATAAGCTCAAAAACAGGCCCAGCATCAACGGAGTGGAACTGATCGGGAATAAAACATCAGGCGAACTCAAAATACCAGCAGGAGAAAAGGGCGAGAAGGGTGACCCCGGTCCAGAGGGGCCGGCTGGACCAAAGGGGGACCCGGGACCGACCCGCCCGCCAGGGGCCGGGGGGCGGGCCGGCGCCCCAGCGGAGCAGGGAAAGCAAGGACCTAAAGGAGACCAGGGAGAACCCGGCCCACAAGGACCCGCCGGAATAGACGGGACCTCATTTGTGGTAAGAGACCGCTTTGATACCCTGGAGGAGCTGAAATCCGCCCACCCCATTGGCGAGCCTGGAGATGCTTATGCCGTGGGCTCGGAAGATGACAACACGATCTACATCTGGTCGGAAGACCTGATGAACTGGAAGAGCATCGGCAAGCTCCAGGGGCCAGCGGGACCGCAGGGCCCGAAGGGAGAGCAAGGACCAAAGGGAGAGCCCGGGGAACAAGGAGAGATCGGCC